TTTTCCCACTTTTTTCCACGTTTTCTAAACGGCGTCCTGGTGCTCCGTTGGCTGTAGGATTAAACTATCATTTGTGTAGTATATAGAATTTGCTATACTTAGCCTACTAGTTCCATATTGCATTAATTTTAATTTTAATTTTAATTTTTAATAATAAAATAATATTGCTTCAATATAAATGGCTTTCAGTTCGTGTAATCGTATAGATATGGTTATAGGTTTTACACTAATGTTTCTAGCGTTCCTATTATCAGTATTTAATATTCAGGCTTACAATAAACTTGATGATAAAGGTAAGAGCACTGAAGGATTTCAGTTTACTGTTGCACTAATTACTCTAATTATAAGTATTATATACTTCCTATATACAATAAAAGATCCAGTAATGGCTCTAATAAATAAGAGAAAGTAATTAAACAGTTTTCTTAGTTCGTCTCTTAACTGGTTTTAACGCATTTGCTTCCTCAAATAATGTCGATAAGTCATCGACTACTACCTCAAATATAGTTTCTAATACACTTTTTAATTGGTGATCAAAATAATATAAATAATCAATTCCTAACATATTATTTGATGCATATACTGGATCCTCAACTCTTTCGAATTGTTTTAGTTTTGGATCACCTTTAATGAAAACATATGGTACTCGATCTCCAATAACTGGACAATTAAATGGATCTCGTTCTTTCATTTTTTCAGCTAAAGCAACATGGGGTAAATTTGGTAACATTTTCTTAAATATCACAATTTTGTTACAACTCGGGCATGCTGATTCTTTCTTTAAAAATATGGGTGGAATTTCCATCATTTTTTTACCATTTTCTTCCTTAATTGCCCATGTTTTATCACATTCTGGACAAACTCCTTTTTTTTCATATGAATATCCTTCCCTAAAAGATTTAGATACTATTAATTTATTAACGGGAACTTTACCCTGTAATAAGTTACTAATACTTTCTTTAGCCATCTTAGTTGCAATTTCTATATTTTTGTTATCGAGACCATACTGGAATTCGTAGATATCATTTAGTAATAGTGTTTCGAATATTTTAACACCTTCATCTTTTACATAAGCACAAGAGTCTCGTCTTTTAATCTGGATTCCTTTATAATCAATGTAATCGTAAGTATCTGGATTTGTCCAAATAACAGTTGCGTATCGCTTTTTAGTAAATAAATAAAACGGATACATGATCTTTTCCATCTCCAATTCCATAGGTTTCTTAAATAATTTTTCAGTAATATTATCTGCGCATTCTGTTGCTATTCTAAAACATTCTATGAAATGTTCTTTTCCTGTATATTTAGTATTAAACTCTACATAAATAGAATCAGTATCACCATATATTACTTTACAGTCATAATTTTCTTCGGCGTATTTTTTAGATATTTCTATCGAATGTCTCCCCTGTGCTGTTACGGCTGATGCGATTCTTTTATCCGGTAATCGACCAAATGTAGCCCCTGTAAACCCATAAATACTATTCATAGACACTTTAATCGCTAACTGTTGTCCATCGTATACTTTATACATTTCGGATGTTGCTGTTTTCATGAGCTTCTTAATTCTTTTTCTTTCTTTCCATAGTTTCTCTAACAAAATAGGTAATAGTCCAGGTATATTTTGTACAAACTTTACATTGTACTCTTTACCATCATTGTCAACCCATGATATTGTCTTGTAATCTACTCCTTCTAAATTGTCATATTCTTCTTCATCAACTATTGTAGAATAACAATAATTATTTGATATCATGATACTTGGATATAGACTCGCAAAGTCCAACCCAGCTATAGGTTTATAATATGCCCCGGGTACCGCGTTTAAAACAGTTGCTCCTGTAAATGAATCATCAGATACAACATTGTATGGTAAAGTTGGTACTATAAATCCTAAAAGTCTAGCTTCGTATAAAAGCTGACTAAAAACTTTAATTTGTTGACCCTTAATTTCGACATAACTAATTGGTACTCGAGCTTTATTTGACATACCAATTAAATTAGAGAATATACATAATTTCATAAACAGGTCTACAACTAAATTTGTATCCTGAACACAGTATTTACAAACTATAGCCATATCATCGTTACTTCCTTCAACTTTTACAAATAATTCTTGTGGAGATAAATCATCTTTTTCATCTCCAGTAAAATGTAACGCGACATTGTTTAATTTGTAAGAGTCCAGTTTATGATCTCGCTTAATAAGTACACGAAGATCTAAATTTGTAACACCGTATGGATGAATAAATTCGAAATAATTATCACCGTATGCACCAGAAGATAATCGTTCCTTTCTGTAATACGCAGGTACATTTATAAGCCTTGATAATTTTTGTAATATATGTTCCTTATTTAATTTTTTACACCTATTGTAAATGTATTTCCAATCGAAATCGTATGTATTATAACCAACTATAAATTCCGGATCTACTTTTTCCATAAAATTAACCCATTTAGTAACGATATCCATTTCATTATCTGCAAGTTCTACAATAGAGTCTTTAACATCTGAACATCCTCCTTCAGATGGACTTTTCCTTGTAACAATATGTTTTAACTTTTCCCCAGTAGAATATTTAATTAATGTTGTACCAATCTGGGTAATTTCATCTAGATCTTTCTTGAAGTCTGGAAATCCTTTCTTAGTATGTGAAGTACACTCAATATCAAAACTTGCACATACAAAATTAGATATATTCTCAATTTCACTAGGTTTAACTTTATCCCACCTACAATGATAATCTAACTGACATCGACTAATTTCTTCGTCAGGTTCATTTAAATCTTCGTACTTTACTTTTACCCATCCCGCCATTTCGATATCTTGAATATGTGAAAATCGAATAAATGGTTCTATGTTGTGCTCAAAAATGTCAAACTTGATTCTTTCTGTAGATATTGATGTGAGGAGTGGAAGCCTATTGTAGTCTAAATCTCCACGGTGCTGATCACCGACAGGATTCCATATTGTTGGATAGAAGTAATACTTAGATTTCGTATATGACTCTAAAGTTGTAAATGTCAAACGAAGATACTTATCCTTCTTTTTATTTGTAAAACCTTTAACATTAATCTTTTCAGTCAGTAGAATAGACTTAAATGATGTTTTGTATCTTCTTTTTAAAGAGTCTCGTAAAACTCCGGTATGATAATCATTCCAAGAATTTTGTAACTCCTTAGGAATCTTAACATAATAGAATGGAGTAAAATTATCAACTCTCAAGGAAACACTTCTACCCCCAGTATCTACACCAAATAAATAGATATTGTATACTTTAAGAGAATCGTCATCATCTAAATTTTCATGTTCATCCATAGCCTCCCATGATAAAACCTGAAAATTTAAATCTTCGTGTCGTTCTAATCTTTGGTGACTTCGAACGAATGATTCCATTTAATTATATATTCTATTATCTTTTTAAGTACTATTACTTATCGTAAAAGCTTCACCGCGAATACCTAGTTTCTGCTTTAAACTTAAGCTTTTTCTATCTAACATATTAAAGTAGAGTTCTAATTTTGATTTAACAGCTATATCATCTGAATAAGTTTCTATTAAATTTGTTACTCCCTTTTTAGCACTCAGAGTATTAATGTAGAAATCGTGTAATGTATTTGTTACATAATCGTGTAATGCTTCAGATTTCGATAATTTATAAGTAGTTAGTAGAAAGTCAACTTCAGTGTCTATTGATGTAAAAAGCTTGGATAAAAAGTTTAATATAGCTTCTCGAGAATCTCCAGAGAAGTATCTACGAACGCTCTGTAGGTATCTCTTATCCACATCTAACTCCCATGTATTTTTAAATATAAGCTTTTCATATTTATTTAGACTACCAATAACCTGTAAATTTGTTAAAATACTCTCAATTTCCTTTTTCTTATCTTCAATTTTTTCCATTATGTATAAATTACATTTTTAATTTGTGAAGTAAATCCTCAATATCCGGATTATAACCAACATGGATTTCTCCGGTTGTCTCGCACTTAATAATAGGGACACCCTTCTCTCCAAGCGCTGCGTATTCAGTTTTTCCATTTTGAGTACCAACATCTACTACTCGAACGTAAGTCTCTAAACCTAGATCATTTAGTAGTTTCATAAATTTCTTGCAATATCCGCACGAATTTGTCTTATAAACTACAAGTTTACCATTCTTAACTTTCTCCTTTACGGAATCGCTAACATTTGTTAGAGGCTCACTACTAGGTTTACTGAAAAACCTCTGCTGTATTATGCTAACCAACAGTATGATAATTATAACTATAAGTATGAAGTTTATAATATTCTCACATGTTAAATATTTGCGGAAATTCTCGAACATTTAATTAGTGCTTATATTTTTTTTACGACAAATAACTTATCCTAAAAAATTGACACATCATCAGTTTAAAATGAGATATTTCATTCACTGTGATAATTCTTTTCGCAAGCAGCAGCTAATTGCGTCTAAATTAGCTTTCTTAGATACTGATATAGACGAAGAAGATCCTCAAAAATTAAACACTATTACATTTTTATATGGATATACATACTCTAAAATTAACTTTGCATTCTCAAAGATGAATGTTAGACTTAATCGTCGAAATCCCGGTGAAATTTCCAATTGTTTGACTTTCTGTGACTGTGTTATTCTGTTTCATAATTTTGTAGAATATTCTAATGGTATGCAGAGCATAATTGATATATGTCTAAAAGAAGATATTCCTTTAGTAATATTTTCAGACCACATTAAAAGAGGATTTTTGTCCAATGCTACGGGAGACTTAGCAATTACACAAAAATTTCCAAAAATAATAAGAAATGACAAAATTATAAAAGTGCAAGATTTTAATTTTCAACCGTACAAATATATACCAAGCATATCGTTTAAACAAGTTGTGGAACTAACTCGTCGAAATTACACCGAATTAAATGAAGAAAAAGTAGAGAAAAAAATTAAATATTATAATTTATCTTTAAAGAAGCCTTGACCCTGAGTTATACCACTCAAAAATAATTCGGTTTTATCTTTATTTGTTAAATCAGAGAAATCATACTTATTCACGTATTTTTCGGGTATATTAACAACTAATGTTAGGTCATTTGTTTTTAAATCGATGTCTTGAGTTAATGTACAAAGAATTTCTTTCATATACCCACTAAAGTACGTCATAGACTCTTCGGAGAACTTAATGTCAGGTAATTTAACTATTACAGTTTCATCATCTATGATCAGATTAAATTTATCATAGTAACATTTACATTCACCATCGACATAATATAAATCGCCAATTTTGTGAGCAGGAAATACGAATGGTATACTACAAGATGCCACTATAGCGTCAAATACTTTTACATCGGGGTAATCTTCTCCATTAAATATGACAGTTTGTCTAGTATTTATACAAGTTGATGCGATATTAATATTACACGAGTACTTTTCATTAAATTCTTTTATAGATATACTTACATCTTCATACTTTAAAAATATAGTTTTCCATAAATTAAAAAAATTTGTACCAACCAGTGTAAATTCATTTAGTAGTAAATTAACGTCCATTTTTGTATAATTACTAAATGAAACTTTCATTAGTTCATTATAAATTTCTATAGGTTCTACACCCATTAGTAAAAATGTACCAATAACAGATCCTATAGAACATCCAGAAAAATGATTAATATTCTTAAGTTTATTACTTTTATATAAATAATGCATTACGCCTAAGAATATTAACCCTTTATAACTTCCACCACCTATTATTAGATTCATTAAATAATAACTATATTAAATTAATAAATAGATTAACGAACTAAGTAAACCGCAGAGATACACTGTTGTGCGCGAGACAAATGTTTATGCGCTAAACTTTTATTTGGTGTAGACTGATCTAGATATGCTTTTCCCTTTGCGTGTTCCCTCCGAGCTAAACTAAGTAATTTCTCTCGAGAAGTTGGCATACCAAATTTTACATCACGAACATGTCTCGTTCCAACGCGCACACCACCTTCACACGGTTCAAACCATGTTGGTGGCATAACAACGGGTTCTTTAGTAGTCCCATGAGGTACAACACCTGATTGATGTTTAGAATGTTCTCCAAACTTAAGTAAAATTTGAGCATTTGCTTTACCACCGACACATGGATGCCACCATTCTGGAGCTCTAATGAAGGAGACATCTTGATTAAAATGTTGTACTTTACCAGCAATATGTGGTTCTTTTGATCCAAATTTATTTTTCATTCTTTATTATTACAAACATTAAAATTTTTGCCCAAATAGACATTTATTATTGTGACACGGGGTACTAGATATTGTTACTCCACAATAATTTATTGGAGACTTCGTATAATCTGTTGGTTTATATATATTTAGTTTAACAGCTTCTTTAACTAAAAAGTCCATATTTTTCTTAAATTCATCATTGTGTCCATAACTCTTACTCATTATGTGGGCTAATTCGTGTAAAAGTACAAACATAGTATCATTTTCATTTTCATCATTTAAACATACTCTTAATTCTTGTCCTTTGTTTACAACGTATGCTGCACTAGTTTCATCTGTAGCTGTTTCACTTATTTGCGTATTTTTAAATCTGGAATACATTCTGGAAGCATCAGCGTCTGTTGGTAGTTCATTTTTATAACAATAATCAACTAGTTTCTGTAACTTTTCACGCAAGTAGTCTAGTTTCTTTGCTGTATTTAATTGTGTAGGAGAGTCCGATTTTCTTACTCTGTATATATATCCATTATAAGTTTCTTCGATGGTATCATCCGTAAATTTATTTTTATTTAAACATAATAAGAAAAAAATTATGATTATTAATAATAATAATAGTATCATTTAATATGTTATTTAGAAATTTAATTTGGATATTAGGTTTAAATTCGTGGGAGTATAAACTTCCGCGTTGGTTACCTTATCAACAAAGAAGAAAAATTACAGTAACTAATACTATTATCATAAATAAACATGTTAAATCTATACATAATTATAGTCCATCACCCATTAATAATATATTTATAGAACAACATGAACAAGATTATCCAGTGGCTAATCTTAAAAGAAAATTTATAATTGCTTTATATATGTTATGGACATGTATAATATTTTCTTCACAATGTATACAACCTATATACTTAATATATAAAATTGTTAATTCACGTGAAAACTTACAAGAACTTATTAATTTATTTCTTTTGTATATATTATTACCTATTCATTATTTATGGGCTAAAATTTATTTTTCTACTACACACTTTGACAGTTTTTTTCTTAAAAGTCATTGGTCTTGTACAGGTTATTGTAATAAATTAACTGTAATTAGCTTTATAGTATCAATTTTATCTATTGTCCCTAATTTTTTCTTTACTGATCACGTAATTAACTATTGGTCTCATGATACAGAGTTATTTTGGTATACGTTTATTCCATTGGAAATAATCGGAAGAAATATAATATTAATAAATAGTGGCATATTCACTCTCATTTTCTTTAATCATCTTAAACGAATCTATAATTTTACAAAAGAAATAGATTCTGGGACAACAAATTTACAATTTAATCAATCTAACGTGTTAAGTGAATTTATCCTTGAGCTATCTAAAATAAAATCAGAACTAATGTGTTCAATTGATAGATTCGAATACTTAGTATCTCTAACAACTGCGATTGGTGGAACGTCGCTTATACTTTTTATACATCATAAATATACAGTACAAGAATTAAATTTAACACCAACTGAAGTGTATATATTTGTTGCTTTAATTTACTACCTAATTTCGCAAGGTATATTCTTTTATATTCTTTATAAATATTCATCTATACGTGAAAATATTCATACATATATAAATTCTACAAATTTTATAAACGCTTATATTAAAAGAACACTCATTAAAAAACCAACAAATAAAACACAATCAGATAATAAACTTTTGATACTCGAAGAAGAGTCTGCGACAACAATTGATTGGTTAATATTAGATCGACTAACCAAAGAAAATTGGATAGACTTTTCCATTCTAGGTATATCTACTAGAGATGGTAGCTTAATAAAAAAAGTTTTAACATTTTCTACATTATTCTACACTTTACTCAGATTCTTTTAAAACCTTTGTATTTTTCGGTAGTTTTACACCAAGCTCTTTACTTAAACGAGCGATAATATCATTATTAGGAAGTCTTGTACCACGCTCCCACGCGTTTAAGTCTGTTTTATCTATATTCATTCTATTACTTAGAATTTTTTGAGTAAGACCTTTAGAATTTCGAATCTGTTGTAAGGCTAACGGGAGATCTTTATTTACCATAGTATATTCTTTCTTAGTCGGGAGTTGCGAACTAATTTGTTTTTTATCCGGACTCTTTTTAGTATCAAAGGTTATAACTTTCCAATCCTGATGACTCATTCTAATTTATTATTAGGTATTATTTTAAGTTAATTATTTTAAAAAATTAATATTAACTTAATGTAATAATGTACGGACAACAGATAACGGTCCCGGAACAATTAAAAAATAATCCATCAATATTTAATAATACAGGAGATAGATTTTTAATACAAAATAGAATACCAATAACTCTTATTATGGAACCATATACACATTTTAACAAAATTAATTCATCCAATAGTATTAATAATAGTTATACAGAGTTTAAAGTTATTTTAGGGCGCGATATAATTGCTCCGGGATCTATTCCAACAGCTTATAATGTTTTTGGTCAGTCTATTACAGGAGGTCTTATACAGGGAGATATATATATACAACCAAACAATGGAACATATACTGGATATATACCTAGTGGTCCAAAACCAACAGACCCTCCAATACCAGTGACATTTACTAGTAATATTTTTCCCAATGATCTCAAGATAGATAGAATTTATGACGTGTATATAGAAAGTATAACTACATTTAATATATTACCAAATACAACTAAAAATAGAATGGCATTTATTTTGGAGATTAATGATTGGAACGTTGATAATAATACAAACTTGACTAGTATAACTAAGAGTATTATTATTCCAAATGAAGCAACTGCAACAGGTCAAACTAACACACACAAAGCTAAAAAATTAAATTATTTAACACATCTAACACCAGACACTATATCTACTATATCGGGTAGAATATCATTTTTAAATGGAGAAAACATTTTTGAAGCTACTCCACTTTCATCAAATGATCACCGAATATCTATAGAACTAATTTTAATTCCGCGAAATAAAAACTAAAATTTAATGTAGTATATAATTAATGTACGGTCAACAAATAACAGTTCCCGAACAAATACAAAGTAGTCCTTCATTATTTAATAATACTGGACCGAGAGAAACACTTAGAAATCAAGTTTTAGTCACTTTACTATTGGAACCTCAAACACATTTTGATAAAAGTAATTATACAGATTTTATATCTAAACTGAGATTGGATAATTTTCCAGTAGACAATGGTACCGTTTTTACAAATACATTTGGAGATTTATCTGTATCAGATATACCAGATTTAAAACATAATTTAGAATTGTCTTCTATTCTAAGACCAGATCAAGTATTCGACGTCTACCTAGAAAGTTTCACTTCATTTAACGTAGTATTTAATAATAGTAAAAATAACATGGCTTTTAAGTTAACCTTTAATGAATTTAATATGAATAATAGTTCTAATGTTCTACGTGATATAGAAGTTCTTATTCCAAATATAAATAAAGTATCCGGAGTTCCAGAAACAACAATATACCGCGATAAAAAATTATACCACATAGCTACTACAACACCAGATAGGTTATCATCACTAACTGGTAAAATTTCTACTTTAGATAATACAACAATATTTAGAAATCCATCAGACACTTCTAATACAGATCGAATAATTATCGAATTAATATTAGTTCCTAGATAAAATAGAATAACTTCGAGTACTTAGAGTTTTTATTTATATATTCACCGTTTGCGATTAAGCATACACACTTATTCTCTAATGCAATCTGGAGCTCTTCACTTGTCATACACTTATTACAAATAATGTTATCGAGTCTAGAAAAGAATGTGTTTAGTTCATCTAACATTGTAGTTATTTTTTCTCTATAAACTACAGAATCTACAATACCATATTCGTTTTCTGTCTCTACATCTGAATCATATTTTATGTTATTAAACTGTTGAATAATTTTACCCTTTTGTACACCCATAGCTAAAAGATATCCAAAGAGTTGGTATAAGTCATATTCATTTTTACGAACATTAGCCTCTTTCATTCTTGTCTTAATTTCTACAACCATATCATTTACGGATGCGTCATGTTTACCACCAATACAATAGTCAGATCCTATATTATAGTAATGCATTTTATCATTGCCATTCTTGCCATTAAATGATTTAATTATAGTATCTTCACTATTTTTACCAAAGTTTGTATTGATTACCTTTTTACCAGCATCGCGAAATTCTTGTAGCTCTTCTTTAGAAATTTTAAGACCCTGACTTTCCCGTAGTGTCTTAAATTCTTCTTCGGCTGAATTTAAAATACCTTTAAACTCTCGAGTTGATGAATTGTTAACACTAACGGTCTTTGCTTTTTTAAAGAGAGAATCATGATCCTTATGTAAGTCTACAGCATCATCATCATATCGAATTGCTCCAGATCTAATTAAAAATTCTTTACAGTCGTTTGGTGAGTGTCTAGCCCAAGTGTATAATAGAGTTCTTTCTATTGGCTCAAATTTCATTTTTCCGCATGCTGATCCAATAGCTGAGATTTCGAGGTAGCGTCTCTTCATTGATTTCATTATAAAATAAATGTTTATATATATTTAAATGAATCAGCTAAAGGAAGAAATAATGTCGTTAATAGAAACTAGACAGGGATTTACGGAAATTTCTGATCAACTAAACGGTGAAATACCCCAAATGCTTCTCCAATTACGTAATTACTATCAAGATGACCGCTCATTTTACGATATAGTCCTACAAATAAGAAACAGATGGGGACCTATATTCTCTGGAAAATTAAGAGCTGCTGTAAGTGGATTTACTAACTTGTATCTTAATGAATTAGAAAAATTAGAAAGTTTAATACAATTCGCAGAGGCTCACCCAGAAGTTACAAAGATTAAACAACAAGAATTAAATAATTTATCTGATGAACTATCTATGTTAATGGATCCATTTGCTGACGTAATTAAAGGTATCAAAAGAACTAGTATTAAACCTAAAATTGGTATAGTTAAGAAAAGAAGAACTTAATGATAAAAATAAGGAACATCTCTCTTAGACCAAACAGCTATATGTCTTTTATATTGTCTGTAGTATTCATGATAACCAATAATTGGATTTTTATGTTTTACATGTTCAGGCATTGCCTGTTTAAATGTTGTTAATACGCCATCTGGCAGTAGTTCTGGAATTTCATTTAAGATCACTCTTAAACGACTATCAGTTTTGTGAATCTTACCATATCGATAAGTGTATTCATCACATAGATGACAAAATAAATGATATAGCCATATGTAATTTCCCGTGGATTCTCTTAACCATATCGCACATGGATGTTTTGGAAAACATTTCTTCATTAAACCCTCTGATGGTGAATTGCTCATCATATGATGACAAGTGCTGAGTAATTGACCATATTCGGTAATCATTTTAACTACATGTTTATCTAAGTGCATTTTAGCACATAAAAGTGGACACAGAGATAGCACAAATATATTCATTTTCTAAATTAGTATATCAATTTTTAAAGCTATTTATATGTCGTATCATATAGTATTTGTAATTATTAATAAAGCTAATATTAAACCGATAGGAGCTAAAAATGGTATAAACATCGATACAATCAAGAAAATCTTAAGATCGCGATTTTTAGTTTTAATCGCTGCAAATATGATGATAGCATATATTATTAAACCTATAATTATAGCTAATAGTAAAGAATCAAAAATAGTATCAGCAACATTACACACTGGGTTATTTTGATTTTCCGGTAGATTACAATTTATAGTATCACCCGAGTCTGTCATATCTTCTCTTACCACTGGAATATTAATTATAGGCATTGCTTCCCCTGCTAAATCATGAACATTATCAGAAAACCGTGGCATTTAATAATTATAACGATTTTAATTTGATTTTAAAATAGAATTTTGTGCCTTCTTAAGTTTTTCTATATGCTCCTGTGTTTTAATTTGAGAACTGGGCATATTCCCCATAAATTTTATCGGGGGTTTATTCTTAGCAAATTCGCTACATGTATTATCTGGTTTATCTCCCATTTAATAAACGTAATTATTTTTTTTTTACTTTAAACCCATAAATTTAACACTTCTATTAGCAGCTGGCATATTTTTCATCTCTATAACATCAGCAAAATGTAAATGGGTTTTAATAAATTTATCGACCATCTCAGGAGACATACTAGCAACTGTACTAAAACCTGTTGTACCAAAAGAACTACCACTGGTTGTTAGGAAGTCATATGGGATTTCTATTCCCTCTCTACTTAGCTTTTGGACTAGTCTCTGAATTTCAGCTTTAATTTCTGGAGAAGTATTCGCAAATCCCACTGAAAATTTTTGATATTTCTCTGTACCGCTGTCTTCCCTCTTAAGTTTTTCACACCACTTATTTTTAATATTATCTAAAGGAATTTTAAAACGTTGCCATTCATATCCATCGGAGTCTTTAACTTTTCTTGCCATGTAAACAGTTGCTTTAGTTGGTTCACCCCTTACTAAGTCTCCAAAAAGTATACCCGATTTATAAATACAATTAGATTTTAAAAAGTTTAACTTTTCTTCATTACTCATTGTATCGAATGACTCTTCTTCCGGTTCTGGTTCTGGTTCTGACTCTACAGTTGGAGCTGTTATACCAAGACGGGACAAAATTTGCTGAACATTATCGCACTTGGATATAAAATCTGCAGAATTATTTTTAACATACTCTTCCATTACAGTCTTAACGTTGGCATCTAATTCTCCATCTTTAATTTTTGATTCGATCCAGGCTGCAATCTGTTCACAGTCCGCATCCATAACTTCAGGATTTCCTGAATTACAATTTTGTTTGTCGAACTTATCAACTGGAAGAGCTAGTAATTTAAAAACGCCCTCTTTGTTTTTCTTATAAAAGTGTACAAAATCGCCAGTTTGCTTAGGAACTTTATCGATCTTAACAACAATAATGGGATATTTCTCGCACTTATTTCTTAGTACATCTATTTGTTTAATTTCAGGTGCTAAACCAGAACCTCCGGCTTCAGCTAGAGCAGGTTCTGCAGGTTCTGCCGAAATAGCAGTTGGTAAATCAGTTGGGAATTCTTCTACTTTACTTAGACAGTTCCTAAGTTTATCAGCTGGAATATTTTCAGTCATAAATTCCACCAGAGCCTGTGGAGACATTCTTTCTAAATCTTCTGGTGTAAGTTGTTTACTACTCATTTAATATTAAGTAACATTTAAAAAATAATATTATTTTTATAAAAATGTATTATTTTTAAATTGGTTACTAGAAAATACAGTAGGGTGTTGTATAGTTAAACGTCATAACAGAATTAATAATTATTACTACGAGTATGGTAAAACGTATTCATATAGAAGTATTCTTAAGACGGGATTAACTGAAACTGACGATCTATCGCTTCTGGACTCTTAATAGCTAATTCATATAAACTTTTGATATCAGATTCTTTAGTCATATTAAATGTTTGAGCTATTTTTAATATCTTCTGGTCAAGTTCTTCGAATCCCTTAAATAAATTTGTATATTTTTGAATCTTTATTCTAGTAGTTTTATCTAAAGTTGGATCTGATAAAATACTCTTATAACAGTTTATTATTCTTAATCTTTTTAGTCTATCATTATCAGAAAATTTAATACCGTCATTCGTTGTATCTTTAAGCTGGCCTAAAAATTGTATTCTAATTTTTGATAGTAATTGATTACTTTTAGCTTTATTTTGTACATAATCTTTAATTTTTGGATCTGTAACTGGAATATCTTTAAAGCTTAAAGGAGTCTTCCAACAAGTGATATCTTCATTCATGACCAAATCATTCGTTAGTATGGTGGAGTCTAGTATTTCTTCTTCATCGGGTAAAACTATAAATTTACCATCCTCAAACTCTGACCTTGTAAACTTGATAGGTAATTCTGAGGTATTTGGATAAGAATACTTTCGGGTTATTATGTCGTTAAAAGTAATAGTATCTGGCATACCTTCTCGAATGTAATTAATCATTGTGGATGGATTTCTATAGTATAACTGATAAACATTTGGGGCAATTTGTTTGATGTTTTCTTCTAGTCTAATTAGATTGCCATTTTTAAACAATTCACAGTCTACACCTACAGATTTTAATTCTCTCTCAAACTTATTATTTAGGCTAGTTTTATCATTAGCTGTAGCTATAATTTTTTGATCAATAGAAATATATTTTGTCCACTCGAGGGCTCCAAAAACGTACCGAATAGCTTGTTTTATTATGCTTTTATCTTCTTTGATTAATAAATTTCTAATAGCTGGATCTATATTAGGTGGTAAGTTTCTTGGAAGCTGCTTCTTTCTAACAAATTCATCATATATTTCTTCGAACATTGCTGATATTTCTGGATTTTCACCATCCGTATAGTATGTGTCAAATATACCAACATGCTTAAATACATCAGTATGACGCTTATCTGGTGGTAAACCTGTATGTGAACATAGACGAAATCCCCGCGCAATAATCTGTTCTATTCGCGAATTATTCCACCACGGGTCTAATAGATGAATTTGTGCCAAATTTTTAAAACTGACACCCTCCTTAATCGATGAAGTACCTAACATAAACTTAATTAGTTTACCATCCGAATTATCTTGGCTATTAAATGTTTGTTTAGCTTTTTTGATTACTTCTTTATCTGACTCAACCGATGGACTCCAAACAAAATATGTTTTATATGGATCACCGGAACGTGGAAACTTAGAATAACCTAAAGAGTCTAAAACAGCACTTATGGCTTCTACACCATAACCTAACCAGTTAGAATATATAAAAACTGTACCATCAACGCTTAGAGATATATCTATAATGCTTTTAATCTTACTAGAAATTTTACTTAATTTTGTCATTACTTCATCATATGTCCCGGATAAAGAAGACTTTAACAATTGTTTATTTTGTTTAATAACTAATTTAGCTTTTTCCGTCTCAGTTAAATCTCCAACTTCTTCCTGATCAGAATATAGTAGTCCCTTTGGAAATGATATATTAATCCCTTGTCTCGCATGTGTTAAAGTACCAGAGGCCTCACTTTCAGAATATTCATTAACCATTATTCCTTCAAATTCTTTAGACGATGTAACTCCACCTGTTTTATTTAATTTTGCCATAACTCTATATAAATCTTGAATAACATCCTTCTTGAGTGAAGATATATAATGTGTTAAATGATCTTCTTCTAGAACATGATAAAGTTCTATTACTCGTTTATATGGATACGCCACTGGATTACCGCCTTTAAAATATGAAACATACCCGGAACACATATATTTAAATAATTCTTTATTGATTAGGCATGAATTATAGTAATCTAGTCTTTCTCCTAGTTCTCTTTGTTCACATACAATTCTTCCATCTTCTTTCTCTTCGATTTTGCCTACAAACATATTATAAAATAACTCTGGTGTTGTTGGAAACGGAACACGAGGTTGTAATAAATTCATAGTTAATGCTAACTCAAATGCGTTATCATATATAGGAGTTGCACTTAGAAACACTTTTCTTACCTTTGGATTAATATAATATTTAATGGAATTATACAAAATTTTATATCTTACACCTCCCGCACTGACTAAATTCTGAATCTCATCAATAACTAGTGTTGTATTATCTTTAAAAAGACTAGAACCAGGTTGGAGATATTCTTTTAATATAACCTGTTGAGAATCTGTAAATTTCATTAATCGGTTTATAAATTTTTCGTGAGTTGTTATTGTAAAAACTTTAGATACTTTTAGAAGTATTTGATCTTCCTTTGTTTTAATATTCATTTCTAACTGTCTAATAGTTGTATTAATCTTTTCTAAACTTTTATTGAGAGCAGTTTCTGTAGGTTTATCTTTTACAGACTTTAATTGTTTTATTACATCTTTCTTTTGCGCATATGTCTTTTCTAACTTTGTTTTAGTTTGATCTAGTAGTAATTTACCCTGAACAGATGTATAAAATGAACGTAGATATTTACTCTCGGCATTATCATATACTAAACACATACTTGTACACGACTGAATGCTTTTATCTTTAATTTCTCCAATAATTTCATCTATATATTGTTGTTCTAAAGCTGCTGGGACAACATATAAAGTTTCTCTATTTCTAATATTTGCAAATGCTTCTCCTATAAGTAAACTAGTACATGTCTTCCCGGAACCAAGACCATGATTAATTAAGATATTACTTATATTACTATTTGGATTTACCAACTGACCTATAAACTTTTGCTGTGGTTTAAGAGAATATGATGAAGTGCTACACAACTCGTCATATCCCGCACTGATATAATCTTCTTTAAAACTAAATGGATTTTTATCAGGAGGAAATGGTTTAGAATAATTATCATCAATGAAATTTAATAAATTTTCATTTGTAAACTCTGTATCATTTATATCACGAAAATTTCTAGGTAAACAGGGTAAATTTAATTCTTGTATGTCTGACTCATCTGGGTAATAATATTTCATACATTTATCAGTCATTATTAGTAAAGTAATATATTATTTTTATATTAAATATAATCTATAATAGTTACACTTTTACCATCAAACTTAAACGGTTTACCACAACCGTATACTAAACCTTCTCTTACCCAGCGGTCACATTCTTCCTTTGGGGCGTGTGGAGGTACAAATTCCATTTTATTTTTAAAGACGGCATGTCTAAATATTGTACACTTTATGTCTTCTTTCTTAACAAAACACATCATACAACAATGAGGACACTCAAAAGAATAAGCATTTTCTTTGGAGTCATAAAAAATATTCGACATTATTTATAAAATAAAAATATTACTTTATATTAATGACATCAACCGCATTAATCAGCGAAATTAGTGCTCTATCGGATACAGCTAATAAAAAAATTAATGCACGGCGAGCGATGATAACCCAAGAACTTAACACGATAGAACGTACGATTGGTAATATTAACTCTAAGATTACTTCTCAACAGGATACAATCACTTCATTACGTAATAAATTATTAGATGCAACTCTAGCTGGTACAAAAGCCGATGGTGAAAGTTTAGCTAGAATTGAGACCGAAAAGAAAAATTTACAATTGGATTTGGAAGCAGCTAGAAAGGAACAACAAAGACTAATATCTCAAAACAGTGAATTACAAGGAAAATTAGTAGAATTACAGGCAGAATTTGAGAAAACAAATAGTGGCAATTTAGAACAACTAGAACAAGTTAAGGCCACTCTTAAAATGATGACATCGTCGTTAGATTCAGAGGCTGAATCTCTTGGATCCAAGTTGTCTAACGTAAATAAAGGTCTAGAAATAGCTTTAGAAGATCCTGTATTACAGGTTGGTGGAGCAGCTATACCAGTAGAGGTAGATCCTCAATCCGTTGCTGGTGAACCAGAACCAGAAGACGAAGGCGAAGGAGAAGACGAACCAGAAGACGAAGGCGAAGGAGAAGACGAAGAAGAAGGCGAAGAAGAAGACGAAGAAGAAATAGAATTAGAAGGCGAAGAAGAAGACGAAGAAGAAATAGAATTAGAAGGCGAAGAAGAAGACGATGAAGACGTTGTAGTAGAAGGCGAAGAAGAAGACGATGAAGACGTTGTAGTAGAAGGCGTTGAACGGGAACTGGAACTAGAATTTGGCAAAGACAATAACCTTAGAATAATAGATTCTGACGATGAATTTTAGTTATTCTTAACTAAAATATCCACAACTTTGTTGATTGTTGGTGTACAAACATTTAACATCGTGCTTAGTTCTGACTTGGTAGGACTCTTAAGCTCTAACTTTTTCTTAATTACATAGACTAGTACTCCACATGTAGCTGATTTTGGTGTAACAGCGGATAAATGTACTTTATTCTTATTAAATATGTCATTACATAACATTGCAGTTTTCCAATCAAGGCCTAATACATTACAGTATTTAATAAATGAATCATTTTCTTCCACGTCTATAGATTCTTTTGTTAAATGTCTATATGTTTCGCTTGATTCTATAATCGTATAAAAAACTTTCTCTCCTTTAGTTAAAGTTTTTGTATCACACTCAAAGTATTTTAAAATATCATTTCGATTTGTAGGCGTTTTGTTAAATACACACGAATAATACAAACAACTTGCTATAAGTCCTTCCCTAACTGATGCTCGTGTAAGTTTACCAGATTCCATACAAATATACCACATATGTTTAGCTGTAGCTAAAACATCAGCTTTTAGACCTGCTTTAGTACAAATATTTTCGAAAACTTGAGAAATTTGCCAATAAGTTCTCTGTTTATGTGAAAAACACTGTTGTAGGTGAATTTTGGCTGCCAGTGAATTGTTATTTTTAAACATTCCACAAATAGTACTACCCTTAGAATATGGATTATCATCTACCGTTAGGTCTGCGCGTTGAGTATTTCTACTATAGTTTCCAGAGTCATCTTTATAATTGCTCCATTCTACACTTTGTCCAGAATCTCTACCTACAACAGCACCACATGTACTACATACAATATCGGAAGTTACTGTATCTAAAGTTTTAATAGCATGATTACATTCATTTGTAATTTTAACAGGTTCTTTGGACTCTTCTTTCATAATATCAAATTGTGTCTGAGCATCTTCCCATATAGCATCCAGATCAAAGGAGTCCATTGCTGTTACTATTACAAATTATTATAATTTAAATTTTTTAAGTCTATAATTATGTCGTAATTGTATATTCGTTAATATTGTATAAAAATTAATAAATATACAATTTAAATGACAGATATCGTGACAATAATGAAATCAGAATCTGGTCACATCTATGTCGATACAGTTAAGTCTATTTTACATTTAGAAATATTAAATGAAAAGTACAACAAAGAAGAATTTACTCAACTGTGCCAAGTATTTAAAACGTTTTTACAGGAATGTCTCACAAATAAAAAGAAGTACTACGTTGTATTTCATACACAAAAGATCGGGGTATACCCATTAAGTTGTTATGGAATTATCAAAGATATACTAGAAGAAATTAAACCCGTATTACAAAAAATTTTACATTCTACTTGTGTACTCGTCGAACCAAACTTAACTTCACATATTCTTAAATTTTTCTTTAGTATTTACACTCCCGTGAGACCAGCAACTGTAATTACAGAAATTACAGAGGCAGATCCTTATTTTGCGTTACCAATCAATCAAAATAATGAAATTCTTTAAATAAGAATGACAGATTGTAGTATATCAATTGCAGAATATTTTGCATATCAAGAGGCTATCAAATATAAGATACATGATCTAAAAGACGAATGTCCTATGGATGTTTTAAAATATTTACTTAAAAGAGAATCTACGAGTCGAATGAATAGAGTTATTGAGTGCTCATACACAGATACATTGGATAAAAAACGATATATTGAATACACTAAGTTGGATAGCTGTAAATCATTAAGGACTATTTTATAACTTATTATTAATGATAATTACTGGTATTAAGAAATCAGGTGAAAATATAACGCTATACACAAACAAAGAAATAATTTCATTTGATTCTTATAATTCTGATACTCCCCAAAAAATAATAGATGAATTAATAGAAGAAGGATTTAAAATAGTTAATTTAGACTATCTAGCAAAATTATTAAAAATAGTGTTGTATACCAGATTCACTAGTATCATTTAATATTATCATAGAACTCTATGACTTTAGTATTTACTTTAATTTTAAATGGGTTAAATGAATCTAAATAAATACCATCTAATGATTTAACCCGAGATAGTGCAACATAAGTTTGTCCAGCCTCAAAAATATCATTACCAATATTCATTCTACAATGTGTTAGTGTACAACCTTGAGCTTTATGTATAGTTAAAGCCCAAGATAGTATTAGAGGAATTTGACAAACTCCACAACAAGGCAATGCGTTACATTTCCACGTATAGATATTTATAACTTGGGATACTCCATTCTCAAACTGTACAAATGGTAATCCGTTTATAAACGATTTTACAACACCCTGTGTACCATTAGAAATTATTAATTTTTCATTTTCTTCCACATTAACTATAGACATAACCTGTGCTCCTACTTTTAGTTCTACTTTTTCGCTAATTACTGTACTTTTCTCTAGAAAGTCAAGTTCTTGTGAATATTCTTCGACTGATAAAAGTTTTAGATAATTTTCTTCTTCTTTTGTTACTTCTAGATCTTCCAGTACTTTTCTAAAAAATATTACAGATTCAGAATCAATATTAGACAAATTTGTTGTGTTTATTTCATCAACTGATGACTTTTTAGGCATTAATATTACCGGTTTGATATTATCATCTGACTTTATTAGTCTTTCTCGTAAAGTCTTAATATTGGACTTAGTAATTTTACCTAGTCTAATATTTTGTAAAATTTTAATTAGTACTTCGTCTTTTTGTCTAAAGATAGAATCTAAGATGATTTTATCATGAAACAGCAAATCAAAGTTATCTGACTCAAAACAGAATTTAGAATTATTCTTAACTGGAGGTAGTTGATAGAAATCACCAGACATTACAATCTGAATTCCACCAAATGGTTTAGTACTTTGTTTAATTATTCTTCCAATTTCTTCTAATTTATTAAATAATTCATCAGATAACATAGAAACTTCGTCTATGATTAAAATTTGTATCTTTTTCCATTTATCTAGTAGAGCTTTCGAACCTCTAATTTTAAGAACATACTTATTAACAGACTGATCACCAAGTCCTATACCAGCCCAAGAATGTAAAGTTTTTGCTGTTTCATGTAATTGGATTGCCGCTACACCAGTCATTGCTGTTAACTGTATATTTTTACTTTTATAAAGACTATTATAAATTTCTTTGATTAATGCTGTTTTACCAGTCCCTCCTGGACCTGTTAAAAAAACATTATTACCATTTATAACTGAATCAAAAACTAATTGTTGCTTTATGGATAGCTTCATAACTAATATTATATACACCATGTCTTTAAGACTATTCTTCCCTAATTCTTTTTCGACACTGTTCTAATGTTCTATTATATAGTCTTTGATTCCATTTGTCTTTTTCGAATCTAGATTCATAGTAATGTTCAGTGTCTGAGTCATTAACTGAATAATTTGTCTTGTAATTTATCATCTGTTTTAAAATATCTAAATATTTAGTAACATCTACGTTTCCATCAAACTGTAATAAGTTTGGATCATCATCTAACCAGTTATTATGATACATTTCACATTTTACCAAATAATCAAGTGTAATTTTACTCTCTTCAGCTCGAGATCTGGTTATGACTCTTTGGTAACACTTATGAGCGTCTGTTTTAAGATATACGAATAAAATACCAGGAAGTTCTTCTAAAAAATGATCAAACCACATGTTATAAGACTGAAATTCTAAATCATTAATTTTTCCTGAATCATGTAACAAGCGTGTAAAAACATTGTAGTCAGAAAACACTGAACGCTCCATTATAATAATATCATTGGGTTTTGCTTTTTTTAATATATTCTTAAGACTTACAAGTCTAGAAATATAAGCAGTCATCTGAAAACAGTATGAATACTTTTTTGGATATTTATAAAAATTTTCTAAAAGATTTCCAGATGAATCTTTAATTGATAACCATTCATCACCAGGTTCATCAACAAAATATACATTGGTTCCATCGGGTTTATTGTAATAATGACTAAAATGTTCTTTTAAATATTTACAAAAAGTAGATTTACCTGATCCAATATTTCCCTCGATTGATACTATCATGATATAATTAAATATGAGCCGTGTCTTTAATTTACTTAATATTACAATATGTAAATAATTTACTAGTTTTCCCAGTTCCTTCTGGACACTTATCCCGAACACATCTAGCTATACCACATGGATTCGGCGCGTGTCTAGCATATCTTAGAGCTGAAGAACATCTTTCTTTAGTGTTAACTGGATAAGTACCCATAGGATAGCCTCCAGCTGGTCCACAAAATGCACTATCCTGTAACTGTTCCTTTTCATATTTTAAATATTGTTTTTTACCACCAGAAGTAATGTAGTATTTTCCACCTCTTGGTCCAGTTTTAATCATTTTATATATTAAAAAGATTATAATATGATTTAAATAATATTGAGCATTCCAATAAAGTATAATTTTTTCGTAACTAAAAGTTAACATATTTATATAAGAAAACAATAAACATCCGGGAGATCTTAATAGTAAATTTACTACCAAGTATATATATTTTCTAACATGGTGATTAAACTCTAAACATTTAAATACCCATAATAGAGTATAGTCTATAAGTCCGGGAAGTCCAGATAAAAAGAATAGACTACCTGTCACTGTAATTTTATTAGTATAATAAGCTAATGGACCACATATAAATAGCATCATACCGTGATGAAGTACATCATCGATTGTTAATTTAAAAAATAAACAATGATACAAATGAACTGCTGTACACATTAAAAATGCATTCCTAGAATTATCATTCCAATCTGTATGTGAACAAATTACAGGATCTTTTAAACAAAAAATCATATCATCGTAAGAGTTAGTCATAATGTAATGATTACTAAGAGCGTGTAATAAAAACCACCTACTTTTTTGAGAGTATTCTGACATACAAATAAATGTAGTAATTGTTGCAAATATATCAAAACTAATAACTTGGAGTATAATGTTCCACATTAGTTTTTAAGTCTTATAAATTTTTAAATACTTTAAGGCCATGAATGTTGTCTTCTTATATTACATATATAATATACGGATGCTAACCATATAGTTTGAGTTGCATAAGTATAAATGTCATTTGTATTATACTTTTGTTGTAGAAGGGATAATTTTTGTAATTCTAGATCACTCGGGGGTTCGATAATAAAAAGTATATTAATGTAATCTAACATGTCAGATACAGAATTATACTCTTTTAAAAATTTAACACATTGTTCTCCAGTTGTAATATTCTTTAATTCTTTTCGTTTCTTGTAAACTTTTCTGTATATTAAATATTTTCTAAATTTAGAATACATAATGATAAATTACATTATAGTAATATTATCTTTATTAAATAAGTATCATTATGGATCCTATAATAGAGCTATACTGAAACAAAAACATGGAATTAGAGGGTTAGTTCAGGACCACCACATTATACCGCGACAATTTAGTCGTAGAGTAAATATAGATATTGATGAATCCAAAAATTTAATTATGTTACCAACTTCATATGGTAAATTATTCTTAAATACATCAAGACCTATTCACGAAAACGGGCATCCAAAGTATAATAAATACATAGGACAACTATTAGATCAAAATTTAACGGAAGAATTTATAATTGCTTCGATAAGACAACAATTATTAAGTGGTAGTTTAAACAGAGTAATTTAATTTTTTAAGAATTAAAAGTATAGTATCATAACTATTGAATAGTTTAGAGCTTTCTAAATTTATAGTATGTACACTCTTAGGTTTCCAATAATCATATATATCTTTATTTTGTTCATTTGTTAATCTATTATTAATAAAAGTAACTTCGCATTGTGGAGGAGTTAGACTTTCTTTCTGGAGTTCATGTATTTCTTTATCTACATTAATATTTAAGTCAGACAATAAATTATGGAACTGATTAGCTGTATAATCTACACCGTTGTAATTGATAACAACTTCGTTATCAAAAACTAGCTTGTTTGGTAATTTTAACTTAAGTCCATCAAATTCTCTGGGTAAGTAATTAAATTCACCAAATTCAGATATTCCAGCAATATAATCTTTAGCGCCCTGAATTGTTCCACCAAATACAGATCCAACAAATACAACAGAAGCAACATGTTCCTTTACAAAACTTTCCTGTTGACGGGATAAAAACAATGACAACAGGGTACATCCTAAATCTTGAGCAACTAATACAACGGGTAGATTGCTATAGTTGTAAAGTCTAATTATACTTTGTCTTATTCTTTTAAATAATTCTATTAAATTTTCAGGTGAAGCTATATGTCTAAAGTCGTACGGTTGTATAGATATAGTATCTGATGTATATTTTAAAGCTTTTAACGAATCTATAAGCGGTGTCATATTGGAATTTGACGAATCAAAGTTAAAATTTAACATGTTACTCTTAAGAGATTTAAATGACTTTACACCATTTGGTGGCCAGACCTTTTCTTTGTCGTCAAACATATAGCAGTCCCCGAGTCCAGGTACCATTAGAACAGGTGTAGTTTGTGGAGCAGTGGGTAGGCCATTTGGAGGAAAAACTGAAGGACTGTTCGAAAATCTAAAAAATGGTACTATGCTCTGAAATCTAAAACGATTATTTAACATAAATAGATTCCAGTCTGTTGTATCTGGTCTATTAAAGTTTATAAAACTAGACTTCATTTTAAAATTTGGACTATTTTCGTAACCTAAAAATGGTACAGATGCAAATGGCTCAGTGGGATTACAGATAAATAGATAGTAACCGAGTGCTAAAATAAGCACAAATCCTATAATTTCTCTCATAGAAATATTCATTATAATATTCTAAATATTTAATTTTAATGAATTATTTTAAAAAAATACTTACGACATTATTCCATTGTTAAGATGAGAGTATTGATTATGTTAACAATGAAAGTCATTACCTGGAATGTCAATGGTATTCGCAGCCGTATCTTTAATAGGAAAACAAGTGCTCAGATAGCAAAACAAGACCAGATTTTACCAGAGGAAGGAAGTCCAATGTACAACATGATTAAAAATTACGATCCTGATTTTATATGTATTCAGGAAACTAGATGTTCTCTGAGTAATGGTCAAAAATTTAAAATTCCGGGGTATAATTCGGTATTTAACCAATCAGATTCTGTTGGTGCAAGGGAAGCTAATCGTTATTCTGGAACTTGTATTTTTTACAAAAACACTTATAATCCTATTAATGTAGAGTATCAATTCCCCGGGTATACAGACAATGAAGGTAGAATAATTGCTCTACACTTTTCTAATTTTACAATTATCAATGTGTATACACCAAATAGTGGTACAAATTTTGACAACAGGTTAGAGTGGCAAGATGCGGCGTTGTTATATTTAAAAACTTTAGGAAATCCTGTTATATACACGGGAGATATGAATGTTGCGTGGCGGGACGCTGATGTACACTTCAGAGTTACTGATAGTCCAACATACAAGAGTAAAGTTGAGGATAACATAGTTGGGTTTTTACCCGAAGAGAGAAGCTTTGTACCAGAACTACTAAGTATCGGATACATTGATGCATATCTGAACCAAGATTCAAAATATTCATCATTTGATGGATTTACATATTGGGATACTCGCTCTAAGAAAATAGAGGGACTCCCAGGTGCACGGTTTAATAAGCACGGATGGAGAATTGATTACCATTTTGTTAAAGACTTTAAAGTACTCGAGTGTTGTGCTATGTACACAACAGGAACTGAATACATTAACTTAGGTGATCCCCAATGTAGTGATCATTGTCCAGTATATGGACATTTTATGATAAATTAAAATATACCAATAATAATAATGATAACGGTGATATTGATCATTATATTAATGTTTTTAATTTTTACAAGAAAAGAAAAATTTGTAGATATTACTAAATACAAAACAAATAATTATATCTTTCGAGATAATTTTCCCAACGTTATTCATAAAACTTTATATGAGAATACTGGTAATGGAACAAAATTAAACAAAGGTATAAACGACTCAATAGAATCATGGATCGTTAATAATCCAGGTTATACTATAAAATTGTGGGATCTTAAGGAATCCAGAGAATTTTTAAAACTAAATTTTTCACCCGACGTATTAAAATGTTTTGATAGTTTAAAACCATATGCATTTAAATCTGATTTTTTTAGATATTGTATAATTTATAAAAATGGCGGATGGTATTCAGATTTAAAACAAGAATGTTTAAAATATAATTTATTAAATCACCTGAAAAAGATTAAAAGAAAAGAATATTTATTCAGAGATAATGCCCATGTAAAATTTGAAGATAAAAATGTTGACTATTGTATCCAAAGTGCTTTTTTTGGTGCACCAAAAGAATCACAGCTTTTGCTAAGTATGATTAATAAAACAATACAAAATACAAAAGATGAATTATATGGAGAATGTGTAAGATGTTCTGCTGGTTCTGTTTGTGTATTTGGAAAATTATTTTACGAATTAGGTTATAAAGATGATTATTTTGCTGGGTACTTTGATATAAATGTATTACCATATTTTTACGATAATACTAATGAAAAAATCATTCTACATAAATGTTTAAATTGTGGCGGTAATGCAATTAAGAATGGGAATGATTATAGAATAATGTGGAAAAATAAAGATATATATGTTAAATCAAACGACACAACGGGTCAAACGTAACATGTTTTGCATTATATCTAGCTGAAGTTTCTATTTCAGATCCTAATGTTGGATTTTGTCTAAAGTAAGGATAACCAACGCATCTAATTAGATTTTCTTTATCCATTTCTATAATTAATGCGTCACATGCATATTTCGTAATATCTATACTGTTAATGTAGTTAAAGAACTTTTTAACAAATTTTTGTGTATATAACATAGCTCCATTACAATTTGGTTGAGAAAGTAAATACAAACAATCACTAAGTCGTTCAGAAAAATGACAAAGTGTATAACAAATTTCGAAAAAAATTAAATCATACTCAGTCTTTTGCGCTGCGTTATATATATCATTCAGTGAACATGATCCAGTGTATATATCTACATCGTCTTCAAATATTAAAAATTTATCCGATGTAGTCATATTAAAAATTTTAATAGTAGTTAATAGTCTACTTAAAGTAGATATATGTACATCATCAAGATAATTTCTAATTATTTCTTCTCTAGGTACTGGTTCTACGAAAGTATAATTATTAAATCCTAATTTATTCATAACATTAGTTATATGTAAAGCTCTATCCTTTCTATGAGCAAAGTTGATGATAAACACTGGAAAATTTTTAAGGTCCGAGTTAATTTTAACTGGTTTTTCTACTACGCTTTTTGATATCAATGATTCTATATCATTGCTCGCAATTGTAATATTACTAACATTTAGTAAAAGTAATATCAGTATTATTCCAATTAGACAATACGTGACGGATTGCATTACTTAATTATAACATTTTATTATAATTAAAATAATTACTAAAATTACTATATAAACGCAACAATCACATATTAAATACATAGAAGACCAAAACGGTTCTATAACTTTATCCCCATTTAAAAATTTTGTTATATGACAAAATATGGACGCACCCGGTAAATGTTCCCATTCTTTCTTTTGTTCAGTGTCAGGAAACGTCTGACAAACCAATGGATATTTATGTTTAAATTTATTTGGTATACTGGATATTAAATCTGTATCTATCATATGTCCAGACGCGTGCAATAATTTCATTCTTCCCTCTGGCGAGTAAATGATGGCATGAGATCCACCAAATCCAGCTAAAATTTGTCTATGATCGGAAATGCTAGGTAGATTTATAGATACATTACCAAGAGAATACAAATTAAATGTATTATCACGTATAAAATTATCAATTGATTTAAATTCGTCTGTGGAATATTTGTGATTATATTTAGCATCATCCTCAAATATTAGTACATTTTTATACTCTGTTGTATTTTTACAAATATTTTTATGAGCATGTATAACATCAGCTACTACTGAATTTACACCTGGTTTATTACATTTTTTAAAACCTTTATTAATCTGAACGTATGTTAATGGTGCTAAATTTAGTAACACCAAGTCATCAAATTTTCGAGATGAATTTTCCATTGTTAAAACTATAGCTAAGTCTACATTTTTAAGAATAGGATCGTCAGTTCGATTTATGAGTTTAAAATTATAACAATCACAATCTTTCATTATATTAGTATAATTATTTTATTCTAGATCATTTAACCACATATCTTTGAGAGTCATGGTTGCGATTCTGTTGTACTCTTCCATTTTCTTATTCATTTTAAGTCGTAGGTCTTCTAATGTTTCTTCTGTAAGAGAATCTAAGTCCATCTTTAATAGATACTTATAAGTGCTTTCTACTTTCATGAATTGTAAGTCCTCGAGTTCTTTGTTTAGAATGTCCTTCTTCTTTTTATAAATTACTAGTTTATCCGCAATGATTAAATCTAAAAATCTGACTTTAGACTCTAATATATCAGATTCATACTTAAGTGTTTTTTCGAGATACTCTTTTCGTTTTTTATTGTAGAGTCCCCTAATTTTGTAGAAGTTCCATAGGATTTCTTCCACTGAATACATTTTAACAATTTCACCATTTTCATTAAATAGGTGCATGTTTTGAGCATTGATATTCGAAGTTAACTTTAGATTTTTCTCTAGACTCTTACTCCATTCTTGTAGAATTGCTGTTTTTACCTTAATTTCGAAATTTACAGTTTCTTCCGTAGAATTATTCTTGTAAGAATGAATCTTATCTTCTTGTTCGAGTTTATCTAAAAACTGTTTGTAGTCTTCCGTCCAAGTACCAATTGGTAATTCTGTAACAGTTACGGTATAATTATTTACGGAGTATACACCAATAGATAACCATTTATTTTCGTCAATTTTTACAATTTCTCCCTTAAATCCCTTGTACCATGGTTTTAGTTCTGAAATTTCATGTTCTGGATTTATAACAAGCTGTTTTAGTTCTCTTTTAAGATCGTCAGGGTTAAAACAGGGAATACTCGTCGAAAATCCAGTTCCAATACCTTGACTACCATTAATTAGGATAAGAGGTAACTTTGGAACATAAAATCTGGGTTCGATGCTTTGACCATCGTCATTTAGATAGTCTAATAGATTAGCGTCTGTAGGATCAAATAGTTTATTAATATTTTCGGATAGATATGTAAAAATATACCTGGGACTAGATGCATCCTTTCCTCCTAAAAGTCGAGAACCAAACTGTCCGGATGGATACAAAAGATTCATATTATTCGATCCTACAAAATTTTGAGCCATATTAATAATTGTTTCCATTAGTGATGCTTCACCGTGGTGATAACTCGAGTGTTCTGATACATACCCAGACAACTGAGACACTTTAATTTCAGTCTTAGCTGTTGGATTTTTCTTAAAACAAGCAAATAGAATCTTTCTCTGGGATGGTTTAAGGCCGTCTACCAGTGATGGTAAACTTCTAACATTATCCTGAATCGAAAATAGTACAAGTTCTTGATTAATTAATTCTTCGATTGAGATTACTTTTTGTTTATAATCTAGAGACTTAAAATTTTTTGTAGCGTTTAGAATCCATTCTTTTCGAGAATCAGCCTCAGCTTTATCAAATGCTAGATTAATAGCAGATCTATCGCTAACAGTTTTTGATGAGTATCCGACGGTTTGCATACTCTTAAAGTATTCCTTGGCTTCTTTTGCTGTAGATGTACCTAATCCCTTGTAGTATTTAATATTCCAGTTATTCTCAGTTGTTTTCTTCCAATTTTCATAGTCTGGAATATTATAAAATTGTAAAGTTTCATTTCTCCTTGAGACTTTAATAATGGGAGTTAACAGAGACTCCACAAAAATCGATTTCTTTAGTAGATCAGGCCATCCAGAGTCAATAAAATTAATTAGTAGACTTTTAATATGAAATCCATCCGTATCCTGATCTGTCATTACCATAATCTTTGAGTATCGAAGTTCTTTTACATTTTTTGTTCCAGTCTGAAGTCCTAAAATTTTCTTGATATTGTTAATTTCTTCATTTTTAGAAATCTGAGCAAACGAAGCAGTTCTTGTATTTAATAGCTTACCACGAAGAGGAAAAACACCATAGTAGTCTCGTCCAACAATGGAAAGTCCAGCAACTGCTGTTGTTTTAGCTGAATCTCCCTCTGTAAGAATTAGAGTACACTTTTCAGAATCACTTGTTCCGGCTTTATTTGCATCATCGAGCTTTGGAATGTGAATTTTAGAAACTTTCTTACCATCCGTCTTTGCTAAAGACTTCTTATCTTTAGCCTCAGCCATAGCTAAAAGCTGATCAACAAATCCAAGCTTAGCAATTTTCTTGATAGTGTCATCGGATACTACACACCGAGAACCAAAATCTGATACTCTTGTTGTATGTTTGTCTTTTGTTTGAGACGCAAATGTTGGATTGTTAATTAAAGACTTTACAAAAATAAATAGATGCTCTCGGATATAGTGTGGTTTAATGTTGATATTTTTATGTTTACTCTGCAGTTCTTCTGTAATACTTTTGACAATCGGACCAAGGACATGTTCTACATGAGAACCGCCTTCTACTGTGGAAATACCATTGACAAAAGACACTTGTTGGAATGTTCCATTTTGACTTAGTGAAAATCCAATAGCCCATCGATCATTGATTTCTTCGTAGACTCGCGGATTTTCTTTCTTGGGTCCAATGTACATATCCATATATTGTGAGAAGTCCTTAGTTTTTAACTTTTGTCCATTTAAGATTACAGATACATTCTTGTTGGTAACAGCGCAGATATCATAAACTCTGCGTTCTAAAATTTTAAAAGTATCATTATCAGTTAGATCTTTGAGACCAAACTTAGAATAGTCTGGTTTAAAAGTGATTTTTGTATAATCCTTTTCCTTAGACGAAAGTTTCTTAACCTCTGGTTTTCCAATTTCAGATAGATTATTTTTAAAGGTTTGCGTATAAACCTGATTATAGTGTTTTGTTTCTACAGTAAACTCAGTAGAGTAAATGTTTGTTAATTTTGCGCCTAATCCATTAAGACCTCCAACCGTTCTTTTTTCGGAGTCATCATAGTTGCTAGAACTTAAAAGATTACCAAAAATCAACTCACACACATAAATATTATACTCTTTATGAATTTCGATAGGAATGCCAGACCCATCATTAAAGACTGTAATTTCTGTATCTGTAATTTTAACATCAATGGTTTTAACACCAGGATTTCTCTGAGATTCATCTGCAGCATTAGTGACAATCTCATCAAAAATCTTATACACACCAGGATTCCATTGGAGTTGTTTAGAAACTATTCTATCTCCTTCAACAATCCAATTAGTACCTGCAACATTATGAAGTTCACCGATGTACATTCCAGGCCGAGCAAGAACATGCTCAATCTGGGAGTACTTCTTATACTTTTCTTCTACAGTCTTTGGCATTTGTAATATTTCATTAACTATTTCTTTAAGGTAGTTACCTTGTCGTACATCCGCTACTCTTAACAATTTTATTTATGTCACTTAAAGCTTGTGTAGAAGAGCTCATAAAAATATTTGGAATGAAAGCATGAACTAAAGCTTTTAGTGATGCTATAGCAAATTTAAAGCTTAATTTTAGAGAAAACACCAAATGTGTCTTGTAAGTCATACATACGTTTTCTGGATGGGTTGTAAAATCTATCATTATTGAAGTATTTAGATTTTTTTTGTGACTGTAGAGACTTCTTAAGAGTTGATTCTAATTCAGCATATTTTCTTTTGTTTGTATAATCTACACTCATGTCTAGATAATAAGGGTTATTCATTTATTATTACTTATATTTAAATAATAATAATAATTAAATATTAATGAGCTTATGTCAGTATAAAAACATACTTGGTAAAGTTGGTGAAGGCGTTCACTCGTTGCGATTTATGGGATTAGCTATAGTAGATGTACTCTTAACAATTTTAGGATCATACCTATTAAGTTTAATTTTTCACTGGGATTTTTGGATAACTCTCGTACTAGTATTTATATTAGGTATTATTCTTCATCGAATATTTTGTGTCAGAACTACTATAGATAAAATTCTGTTTCCGAATGTTACAGAATAATCGATTTAAGAATATATATGTATTATAATTAATATAATGACTACATTAACTAATAGTATTCCAGATTATGAACCAAAGACGGATTGGAAAGATTTTAAAAAAATAGATATGAATATTAGAGATTTACAGCAAAATTATATACATGGATGTAAATGTTGCGGAAATATTTACAATCCAGGTAGATATTCTGTTTTAATACAACACTTTAAAACAAATAAACATAAGAAAACAACTTTAGATCCAGCTAATGAGATGTTTTCGCGTGATATGAATGTAGCTAATGATATTAACACGGCATATGAAGAAAAATGTAAAGAAAATAGAAAACTAAAACAACTTAATTATAATTATAAAGAAGAAATATTAATGTTAAGAAATGAATTGGATAAGTTAAAACCAGATTTAATATCCTTAATTTAAATATTTAGAGTAACCCCATACTATAATACTGACACGAGGTTTATTTACATCACATGGTAACTGTGGAATACCGTGTCTAAATCTAACATTAACTTCGTTACCAAAAGCGTAAACAGTATTATCTGGAAGTGTAAAATTAATTGTTTTTCTATTAAACTTATTAGGATCAGCTGACTCAAACGAAATTTCCCTAGTTAGTCCAAATGATACACCGACTGTAATGTTTTGCGTCTTAGCTTTTTCTGGTTTTAAAGCTGCAGCGTCATGGTGATATGGTTTCCAATCTTTAGAGTTTTCGTAATAGTTAAATCGTGTAGAACCTGGAACCATATCGAAATAATTACATAAGTAGTTTATAATTGTACCAAATGTTGGACTGTCCTGTTTCCAATTAAGAGAATCGTCTGCTATAGAATGAGAATCCCCGTGCCATAATTTAAAGTTATCAGTGTTAATTTCGGAAAGAAGAATATCAATAATATCTTTATTCCAAAATAAATTGTGAACAATACATATTTCATTTCCTGCGATAATCGGTTCATTTACTCGAATACGAAGATCAGGTTCTTGATGATTGGGTTCAAACGTTTCGGTATTTTTGATACTTTTAGGTTCTTTATATTCATGAGAGAATTTACAATTAGGCTTTGTACAATTACCTGTAAAAAAATACGACCTACAAATATTATCTACATGTTTAAATTTACATTCATCCCTTGTACATCTACCCTTAATGTAATGTTTACACAATTCCATTATAAATTAATAAGTTTTATCTTAAAACTAGTTTAAGGAAGTAAAATAAAAATTATTAATAATGTGTGGAATTTTTATAATTAGAGGTACAAAATGTTGTTTATCTTACATAGAAAATGAATTTAATAAAAGTTCCAAAAGAGGTCCAGATGCCTCTAAATTTATGGAAATGAGTGGTAATTATATAGGATTTCACCGACTAGCTATTAATGGATTGAATCCAGGTGGGATGCAACCTTTCATTAAAAATAATTGTTATTTAATTTGTAACGGTGAAATATATAATCACAAAGACTTGTACCTAATGTTAAATAAAACCCCAGAGACCGGTTCGGACTGTGAAGTTATATTAGACTTGTACCAAGAGTTTGGTATAGAATATACGTGTAAGATTTTAGATGGAGTATTTGCGTTTATTCTTGTAGATGGAAACTCTGTTTATTTTGCACGAGACCCATTTGGTGTTAGACCACTATATTACTTTGACTGTGGTGGTGGAATATTTGGAGCAGCATCTGAACTAAAAAGTTTAATAAATTTTAATACAAAAATTAAACAGTTTCCCCCTGGTCATTTTGGTCACTTTAATGAAAAAAGTATAGTTATTTATAATTACTTTAGTCTAAATTCGACAACATTGGAATATAGCAGTATTTATACAGGATATGATTACTATAAAACCTTAGTTAAAATTTCACTAATAAATGCTGTTAAGAAGAGACTTATGTCGGAAAGACCTATAGCATGCCTATTATCGGGAGGATTAGATTCTAGTCTAATTACATCAATTGTTGTTAATTTATTACCACAACAGACTATTAAGACATTTTCTATTGGATTATCTGGTAGCCCTGATTTAGAGTACGCACGCAAAGTTGCTAAATTTTTAAGAACAGACCATTATGAGGTTGTAGTAACTGAAAAAGAATTTCTAGAAGCTATTCCAACTGTAATTAAAGCTATAGAAAGCTATGACACAACAACTGTTAGAGCTAGTGTGGGAAATTATCTAATTGCTAAATACATAGCTGATCACTCTGACTCTAAAGTAATATTTAATGGAGATGGATCGGATGAACTTACAGGTGGTTACCTATATTTCCATAAAAGTCCGTCACGACTTCATTCAGATTCCGAAACAGCAAAATTATTATCTAACATTAGTTACTTTGACGTTTTAAGAAGTGATAAGTGTATATCTTCTTGTGGTTTAGAACCTAGAACACCGTTTTTAGATAAAAGCTTTGTAACAACATATAGAAGTATTCCACTAAATATTCGTTTTCCGATTGGAACAATTGAGAAAAAATTACTAAGAGACTCATTTGCGGAGTATTTACCACATAATGTTTTATATAGACAAAAAGAAGCATTTAGTGATGGAGTTAGTAACGAAAAAAGGTCGTGGTTTAAAATAATCGAAGAACACGTAGACACTATTAAATTTAAATCAATTAGTGTATCACATAATGTACCTATAACAAGGGAACAGGAGTACTATAGATATTTATATGAAACTGAATATCCAAATACAAGTCATATTATTCCATACTTTTGGATGCCACGATGGTCTGAGACAACTGACCCAAGCGCTAGAACATTAACTTAAATTTTAAATATTGTCAATAATAAATAATGGATAGAGGTGGTCAATGTCAGTATGATGTTTTACTTAGAGAACAAGGAGTAGAACTGCACGCAACCTATTGCCCGTTTAATGACGGTTATTGGTGTATTCATTTAACTATCGTAGATCATTCTAGTGGAGAAAGATGGAATTTTGGATGGATTAGGAACGGACCAGGAAATAGAGTATGGCGAGGACTTAGTAAAAATAACCCATACTGGGTCAATAATTTATTCGAAATTTATGCTTGGTGGCTATTAGGGAACGACTTTAGATGTCAGCATTCTATTTATGATTTTTAAATCAGTTTAAAAAAATAAATAATAAAATAGTATGATGATGCACCCAATTGATATACCTGAAAAACAATTAACAGAAAATTTAATGTCATCAAAGGAACAAACTCGATTTATTACAAAAGTATATTTGTGTTTAGATTTCCAATTAATTATGACATTTGGTTTATGTTTATATGCAAAAATGAATAATATGTTAACTTTCTATGAGTCAGACGTTGGTAGGGGACTATTAGGATTATCTATTGGGGGTATAATTATTACATTTGGAACTTTAATGTGTTGTACATATTTATTTCAGCGAACAGTTAGTAAATATATTCTACTAATAATATTCTCAGGGTCAATGAGTTATATGATTAGTAATATGTTATTATATTATGATCCAAAAACTATTATTATTGCTACGGGTATTACATTAACAGATTTAATCTTAATGACACTTATATCATTTTTCATAAAAATTAATAGTTATTTTACAGAATTTTTATTCATTAGTACAGTTTCCCTGATACTTATCGGTATAATTAATATTTTCATAATGAGCACTTTTCTTCAGTTATTTGTAGCTGGATTTGGATCTATAGTATTTTCAGGGTTTATAATTTATGATACAAAGATGATAACATCAAATCAGTATAGATTATATTCTCAGAATGATTTTGTATTAGCCTCCATAAATTTATATTTAGATGTAATTAATTTATTCTTATACATCTTACAGTGTTTAACTTTGTCTAATTCTGAGAACTAATGATCGTCAATTTTTTAACAAATTCTGTTTTAGGAATAAACCCTTCGATTCTATCCACTAAGTTTTTATTTTTATATACTAAAACAGTTGGTAGTTTCTGAATTTCATACTCTTCAGCGATGTCTTCATTCAGATCGTAGTCTACTTCCTGTACATATACACTTAAATCATGAATAAAATGTTCATACTTCTTACAGCTGTCACACCAATCAGCTGTGAATTTAAGAAGTACAATATCGTAGGAATTAAGTACAGTTGTAATATCTTTATCTGTAAGCATTTATATATAAATAGATTATTCTTTTAAACTATTTAAGTAATCTTTATACATGGAACTATTACCATATAAAGAGTCATAGTAGTCTTCTAAAATATACAATTGACATTCTAGTTTATCTATTTTTTCATTAGGTATTCTATAATGGAAATGTAATGCTTTATAGCCGTTTTCTTTTGGGCGATTAATATAATTGTTAAAATATATGATATCTTTTTCTAATTTATTATAATGATAAAATTTTAGTAGATCTTCATTATTGTAAAACACAAATCGAAAAGATATCAAATCATGTAATTCATAAATACTCTTACTGGAGTACTTGGGTTGAGAGTGTTTAATTAGAGCACTATTAAAAGTCTTTATGCGACACGAATATAAATGACAAGGAAGATCATGATTAACTAGTATTTCATTGTAAATTGTTAATTCTCTAAACATGATTAAATTGCTATTTGGTATAAAACTTAAAAAGAATAGATACCACATACACCGTACTTCTAAGTTTAAATATTAAAATTTAAATAAATTATATTAATAAAGATGTTTATATTCGACGGAACAACATTTATAGTATTTGTTTGTATTCTCGTTCTTGTATACGGTATTCTAGAAATATCTGATAATCAAGAGTTTAAAACTGTACAATCTAGAGGTGGTGTATCCGTAGCTGTAGCAGTTATATTAACTCTCGCATATTCTTACTTTATGTCACAGGGTACAGAAACACTTTTAACAGATAATTATGTGGATGCCGGGTCAAAGTTTAACACTGTATCTGGAATGGAAAATATAAGATCGATGGCAGATATTTAAGAATTGCGTCAAATAATATAGTTAAAATCTCTATCTTATATATAACAGATGTCCAGCATCCAGATATCCAAATTTAATCCTCGAGTTATAGAAGAGCGAAGAGTGAGTGGGTCAGGACCAGCAACTTGCGTATTTATTGGTAAAAGAGGCACAGGTAAAAGTACTTTAGTTAAAGATATATTATACTATTGTCGGAAAATACCTATAGGAACAGCAATATCAGCCACAGAAGACGGCAATAAATATTATTCTAGTTTTATTCCAGATTTATTTATACACTCTGAATATAAGTCTGATGTTATACAAAGTGTTATCAATAGACAAAAGAAAATGATAATGAGCGCAAAAGAATCCGATCCAAAAAATAAAAATGATGCATTTGTTCTACTAGATGATTGTATGTATGATAAAAAAATGATAAGAGATCCAAATATTCGCGGTATATTTATGAATGGCCGACATTGGAGACTTTTATTTATTTTAACAATGCAATATTGTATGGATTTACCTCCAGATCTTAGAGCAAATATAGATTTTGTATTTGTACTTCGCGAAAATATAGTACAAAATCAGGACAAGTTATATAAGAATTTTTTCGGTATTTTCCCTGACGCTCCAACATTTCGAGAAGTGATGAATTCCTGTACAGAAGGGTATGATTGTATGGTTTTAGATAATACATCTCGAAGTAACAAAATTGAAGATTGTATATTCTGGTATCGCGCAAAACCTGACAGACAATTTAAAATAGGATCTAGGGAACTTTGGGATTTTCATAAAAAAAATTATAATTCTAAATATCAACAGGTAGATGAACAATTTGATCTCGCAAAACATAAAGAAAAGAGTAAGATACCATTATTAACTGTTACAAAATCTAAAAAGACTAAATCGACTAAATAATAGTTTAAAGACATAATATATTTAACTTTAATGACTACAGGTAATCATAAAATTGATTTTTTATTACAACTTCCTCAACATGAACAACGTAGCCCCGAGTGGTTTGCTCAAAGGCATGATAAATTAACATCTAGTGATGCTGCCACAGCGCTAGGTATTAATCCTTATCAAAAACCTCATGAGCTTTTATTTAAAAAATGTGGTCACGATTTAAAACCTTTTGTTGGTAATGTGGCAACGTTACACGGTCAGAAGTATGAAGATTATGCAATTGAGAAATATTGCCGTGTTATGGGAATGACAAATTATAATTTTGGATTGATATCTTATACAGATGTACATACAACTAATATTGAACCAAATTACTTTCTAGCTGGTTCTCCAGATGGAATATGTATTAAAAACGACGACCCTTATGGAGAACCTATACTACTCGAAGTAAAGTGTCCTTACAGAAGAAAAATTAAAATGAACGAGTGCCCTAAATATTATTATCCACAAGTACAGCTTAATTTATTTATTTGTGGACTAACTAAAGCAGACTTTATAGAATATAAGCCAGCTGATTCACAATCATCAGAAATATTAAATATAGTAAGAATACATATTAATCACATTTGGTTAATAGAAAATATCCCAGTACTCTATAATTTTTGGAAGGAAGTAGAACATTATCGAGAAATTGGTATTGAGAGTCATCGGTTATTTAAGAGTCCTAAAAAAACGATAGACGTAATATTCGAAGAAGTTAAGGAAGAAGAAACTGAACAGCATGTAGAATTTAGAGACTAACTTACGACAAAGAATTAACTTAAAGTTAGAAAATATAATACTATTAAGATATAATGGGTATTCGAAGCCTTAATACACTAATCAAAAAGTACTCACCTGAATCTATTTCAGAAAAATCAATTAAACAATACTCTGGTAAAAAAATCGCAATAGATTGTAGTATTTTAATTTATAAATATGTTCATATGTCTAAGGTACCAAATAGTCATATTATTGGGTTTGCAAACCGTATAAATTATTATCTTAAAAATAATGTACTTCCAATTTTTGTATTTGATGGAACTCCTCCTGAAGCAAAAAATAATGTATTACAAAAAAGACAATATAATCGTAGGAAGATAGAAGATAAAATAACAGATCTTAAGGAATCTATTACTGAAGAAACAACAGAAGTTGAAGTTGACAATATTAAAGCTGAAGTTAAAAGATTATCTAATCAAATTGTCTATGTTACAAAATATCATATAGATGAGTGTAAGAGATTTTTAGAATACACAGGTATTCCATATATTCAGGCAGGTGGCGAAGCAGAGAAAACATGCGTTTATCTCAAGAATATCAATGAAGTAGATTATGTTGTATCAGACGACACAGATACTTTAACGTTTGGGTGTGAGTCTGTTTTAAAAACAAATATTAAGGATTCTATTCAGGAATTGTCTTTATCGAAAATATTAAAAGACTTCGAGATGTCTTATCCAGAATTTGTAGATTTTTGTATTCTTTGTGGGTGCGATTATTGTCCTTACATACCGAGTGTTGGACCACAGACTGCTTTTACGCTAATCAAAAAGCATAAAAATTTAGAAACTGTAATTGCATTAAATAAATATAAAATAGGAGAAGACTTTGACTATGTAACCGCGCGTAAATTATTTACAAATTATGAAGAAATTAAAATTGATGTTTCAGATATAACCAGGAGTCCTATTCAGATTTCCCAATTAACTACTTTTCTAAAATCTTTAAATTTTAGCGATGTTTTAATTTCGAAGTATATTAAAATTTTTTCTTAATTTTTTAAAAATTTTTTTCTTGTTTAATTATTAAATATAATGGTAAATTTCGGTAATTTTTTTGGTGCTCGTGGTCGCTCAGTCGACCCCATGTCTGATCGTCAGCGTGCGATGGCCTGCAAGGCCCAGGGTCTAGTTTTTGATAAGGATACTAAGGAGTGCCGCCAGCCACTCAGGCGTGGTCGCGCGGCTGCGCCAGGCGCTGGTCCCAGTGTTGCCAGCCTTCGTGCTGCGTGCAAGGATCAGGGCCTAGTTCTTGATATGGATACCAAGAGGTGCCGTGAGTCGCGTCGTGGTGCTGGTCTAGCTGCTGCTCGTGCGGCTCGTGCGGCTAGCCGTGTTGGTCCAACCCAGAAGGAGATTATGGCTATGTGCAAGGCCCAGGGTCTAGTTTTTGATAAGGATACTAAGCGGTGCCGCCCCCCCAAGAAGGTCCCTCGCTCTGAGCTTGAGCGGGCTTACGCTCGTCGCAGT